GGAAGCAAAGAGAAAATGCGAAAGGTAGGGTCTTCGGGAGCACCGACTGCACAAGCTTTTAAACAATCCAAAAAAACTGCAAAGAGGAAATAAAAATGCCAAAAGGTAAAGGGACATACGGTAGTAAAGTTGGTCGGCCAAAGAAAACCGCAGCCCAAAAGGGCAAAAAACCTAAAAAATAATACTCAAGGATAAAAAGTAATGACGGAAGAATCTAAAAGCGCGATTGATGTAGTGGCGGCAAGCACCGGCATTGCCAGCCTGTTTACTTGGCTGCCTCCGATGGCGTCTCTTTTGACCATTGTTTGGATGGCGTTAAGAATTTATGAATCAGACACGGTTCAAAAAATACTAGGCCGAAAGTAATGGGGATATTAAGTACGATTTTAGGTAGTGGCGATGTGATCGGTAAAGGTCTAGACCTTATTGATTCTATGCATACTTCAGAGACCGAATCTATAGAAGCTAAAACGAAGGCTAAGACAGATTTGTTAACGAGCTACGCGCCGTTTAAAGTCGCTCAGAGATACCTTGCTTTGATGTTTGGTTTTACTTTTGTCGGTTCTTATTTCATGGTTTTAATGCTGTTCTTTATGGATCGGGATATTAGCGCAGTCCAAGAGATAATATCAGCATTCAAAATAGATTGGATAACGCTTTCCATTGTAGGATTTTATTTTGGAGGCGGTGCTTTTGAGGGAGTTTTGTCTAAAAAAAGAGGTAAGTAACGCCCTATATTTGGATAAAGTTACAACATACTGTAGAATATACAACTATGACTCGTGACGATGCTTGGATTGGTGTTGCCGGGGAGTTTCTAGCCGCCAGCGTGCTGCAACGTCGATTTAAGACGATAGCAACTGCATCATCCTCCAGCCCTTATGACCTCATTTTAGAAAATTATTCCGGTGCTTTTTATAAGTGCCAAGTTAAGTCAACGTGGTACGTTCAAGAAATTAATGGCAATTTTTATTGGCAGTGGCTCCCGTCAAGAGCCAGCAAGAAAAGTTACGAGAATAAAGATGTAGATTTTTTTGCATTTGTAGCCTTGCCAATACGAGCTGTTTTTTTTGCAGTCACACCGGACATAAAAAAAGGCGTTTTCAGAATTAAAAAAGACGCGTTAGATATTGTGATTGAGGAACAATCTTTAGAGAAGGTATTAGAAAATCTGTATGAGTGATTACAAATATTTTTCATTAGACGAGTTTGTTTGCTCCGAAACCGGAGAGCAAGATATGTGTCCAGAGTTTTTAAAGGCGATTTCACACTTACGTCAGATATGCGATTTCCCGTTTGTTATTACCTCTGGATTTAGAAGTAAAAATCACAGCGTTGAAAAAGCAAAAAAAAATCCCGGCACGCATACGCAGGGTATTGCATCAGATATAAAAGTTTCAGGAGGTGCGCAGCGTTTAGCAATTGTCAAACACGCTTCAGCAATGGGTATGTCTGTCGGAGTAGCAAGAACATTTGTTCATGTTGATACACGAAAAACTGAACAAATGTGCTGGTGCTATTAACAAATAACGTAGGAAAAAATAATGGGTCTCGAAGCAAATACAAGCTCAACATACATCGATGGATTAGTTGGTACTAACCCGACATCGGCTGATCCGCTCAGTGAAGGAGATAATCATCTTCGTCTAATAAAAGACGTTTTGAAGAGAACTTTCCCAGCAATAACTGGCGCGGTGACGGTCAGTAATAACCAGATAAATGGTGGTATTGCAGATACATCAGCCGCAACTAATGTTGCGACGCCATCTACCTTAGTCAAGCGAGACGCCAGTGGTAATTTTTCGGCAACGGTTATTACGTCAAATTTTATTGGCAATCTTATTGGTGACACGCAAGGCGATGTCTACGCAAGCAATGGCGTCAGTAGAATTTTAGATAACGGTACAGACGGGTCAGATGCATTATTTTTAGGCACAGCTTCAAAAGCCTCTGCGATCATAGTAGATGCCGCATCCAGCAATATCGAACATCGAATGGTGTTTGGGGAAAACAACGATGGCGCTAGTGCGCCGGAGTATTTGTATAAAGACTCAGCCGCTAACTTCACGTATAACCCGTCCACTAACGCGCTAACCGCGGGCTCTTTTATTGGCGCTGTAGCGTTAGCCAATGTTACAGGACTACAGGCAGCATTAGATGCAAAGACCACAAAAGCTGCTGCACTTTTAGCTGCTTGGCCTATTGGCTCTGTTTACACCTCGATTGCAGCAACCAACCCAAGCACCCTGTTTGGTGGTAACTGGGCGGCATTTGGTGCTGGACGAGTCATGGTAGGTTTAGATTCTGGCGACACTGACTTTGATACTGCTGAAGAAACCGGCGGTACGAAAACTCACGCATTATCCATTGCCGAGATGCCAGCTCACAGCCACACATTTACTGCCTTTCAAACAACATCCGGGTCTAACAACCGCACAGGCGGTGGCGCACTATCTGCAAGCGCCTCTGCTAGTACAGCATCTACCGGCGGCGGTGCGGCGCACACTATCGTGCAGCCTTATATCGTCGTTTACATGTTCAAAAGAATCGCAGATTAATGGCTTACGTCCCGCTAAGAAATATCGGCGCTGGCGGTATTGTTACCGACCAAGACCCCTATGACTTGGAGCTAACACAGTTCCCCGTTGGCAACAATGTCAGTTTTCATGAGGGTCGGATTGGCAAGGCGTTAGGTCATAGCATTAGATTTAGCACAGCGTATGCGCCGACTCACGTACAGGGCTGGATGTACCAAGAAAACAACACGCTAGTCGTTGGGACACTGAATAAAATATATAGATTTAACGGCACTGTCGTAACAAATGTGTCTAAAACATCAGACGCATTTAATTACACGAACAGCCCCCGGTGGCAATCAGAGCAACTTGGCAATGCGTTGATGATGAATAATGGCTCGGACGTACCGCAGTTCATGCAACCGGACGCCAGCCCACAAAGGTTTGCCGATTTAACGGCGTGGCCTTCAGGCGTAAAAACACAATGTTTAAAGCCTTATAAGTCTTTTTTGATTATGGCTGGTTATGAGTCGAGCAGTAACAAGTACCCCTACACGGTTCGATGGTCTGATGAATATGAGCCGACAGGGGTGCCGACTGATTACTCAATCACTAGCACGACAAACTTAGCTGGAGAGAACACGCTAGGTGGTAATAATGGCGATCTGATAGATCAGTTAACACTTAACAACTCTCAGATAATTTATGCCGAACGTGGCGTTTACGCGATGGATTTTATCGGAGCGCCGTTGGTGTTTTCGTTCCGTGAAGTATTTTCCGACGATGGAATTATAAATCGCGGAGCATGTGCTGAGTTTTTAGGAAAGCACTTAGTTGTGGGCCATGATGACATTTATGTGCATGACGGCAATCAAAAGCAGAGCATTGCCGAAAAACGTGTTAGACGAACTTTTTTTAATGCGCTGACTGACACGCGCAGCGTTTATTGCCAAACGGTCAATAATCGGTCTGAAATTTGGATTTGTTACGCGGATGTAGACGCTACTAACTCAGAAAGCGCCAACAAAGCACTTGTATACAACTGGGCGCAGAATGCTTTTACTTTTATTGATTTGCCTAATTTAAGAGCACTGTCAGTTTCCGAAGCAATGGGCGCTACGCAGGGAACTTGGACTGATGTTGTCGGGGAGTGGAACAGCACAACGGCATACTGGTCAAACGTATCTCAAAGCTCAGAAGCTAATGCCTTAAAGCTTTTCGGTGCTGGCTACACAACCTCTAAAGTGTTCACGATGAATGACACCCACGGAGCGGCTGACACATCAATAACAGCTACGCTTGAAGCAACAAAAATTGATTTAGATCAGGTTATCGGTGCGGCAACAAATACGATAAAGCAGATCAACTCAATACTGCCTCAGATCGAGGGGCAGGGGTCAGTGAATATCAGTGTTGGTTCGAGCATGACACCGCAAGATGGCGTTATGTGGGGTGAGCCTCAAGCCTATGAGATAGAGAAAGATCACAAGATCGATTTTAGATCATCAGGCCGCTATCTTGCATTGAAAGTTGAAAGCATCAGCGCCACTGATTACTGGCGACTCACCGGCTTAGATATTGATATTAAAGAGGTTGCTGCACGATGAGTTATTTACCAACAACCTCATCGGCTCAGAGCTTGCCAGATTTTAAAAACTGGATATCCGGTGAGCTTGTGAGGATATCAAACACTTTTACAACGTCACGACAGACATTAAACATACCCGTCATTAATGCAGAACCCGCAAAGCCACAGGTTGGCGATGTTGTTTTTGCAGACGGCACTAACTGGAATCCAAGCGCAGGTCGCGGTCTTTATTACTACGACACAAGCTGGACAAAAATAGCATAGGTACAAGAAATGGGTTTATTTAGCTTTGGCGGTTCAAAATCAAGTTCAGACTCCAACAGTAGCTCGTCTACTTTTGTTGATCCTAGCCAACAACCGTATTTAGATGACATACGAGGCCAAGCACAACAGCTTAACGCTCAAGGTATGCCCGTTGAGGGCGTTGCCGGGATAAACGGCATGTTAGGCGGTGCGCTTGGCACAGCTTACGGTGCTGGCGGTATGCAAGCCGGTGTTGGCGCTAACATGATGGCCTCTGGCGCTAATGCGACCCGTGGCACAGGCATGGCGTTGAACTATGCGGGTGGCGCTATGGGCGGCAACGCTCAAGGCGGCATCAACACTGCAATGGGCGCTGGTCAGGGCATGGCAAACATGGCGGGCATGATGGGAGCCGCTAATAACCGAGGCTTTAACGCCGCAAACGCTGGTCAGTACATGAACAACAGTTTGCTTAACGGCCAGATAGATGCTGCAAGTCGTGACGTTGTGCGTAACCTTCAGGAAAATCAATTAACAGGGATCGCGTCTAACGCTGCGGGGTCTGGTAACTCTGGCTCTAGTCGAGCGGGTGTCATGGCGGGTATTGCTGCACGCGGCGCTGGTGATCGTATCGGTGATATCTCGGCAAGCATGAGAGGTCAAGCGTATAACACCGGGCTTGGTATAGAGGCTAACCGCGCATCTCAAAACGCTGGGTTCCAACAACAGGCTAATCAATCAAATCAAGGTGCTTACAACAACATGATGCAGTTTGGCGCTGGCATGGGTCAGAATGCTTTTAACACTAACCAACAGAACCAACAGTTTGGCGCTAACCTTTCCGGTCAGTTAGGCCAGCAGGGGTATGGCAACATGATGTCCGGCGCTAACATGATGAATCAAGGCATTGGTATGCAGCAGGGCGCTGGTCAGTACATGCGAGATTACGATCAGCAGCTTCTCAACAATCAGTATCAGCAGGGCATGTCTCCGTTCAACAGTCTTAACTTCTACAACAATATCGTTGGCGCTCCAAACAATCTAAGTCAGGCTGATTCTACTTCTAGCTCTGATTCAATGTCTATCAGCGGTGGATTCGGTTAAAGGTAACTATTTATGAGAAATTACGTAACAAGTGGCGGGTTGCTGCAAGAGGGTGATGATCTTGGCAATCTTTATGCTCAAGGCAAAATGCAAAGAGATGCCCAATTAGAGTCGGTAATGCCGTTTGTGCCTCAAAACCAACAAGAATTGGTGATGATGCAACGAACCATGATTCCTGCTGGTCAGAATGAGATTGGGCAACCTCAGTTTACAACGCCTGAGAAAGCTATCTACGACCAAAATAAAATACAGATGCAACAATTGCAGGGTAAAGCTGGCGAAGATTTTGATCGCAAAGTTAACAACCCATTGTTTAAACTTGGCGATTTTGCTGCTGATGTTGCTCGTAACACAATAGGCGCACCGATTAACTTTTTGACCGATGGCGTTGGTTTCCAAATGGATCCAAGCAAAAGCGCAGTGGAAGGGTATAAAAAACGGTTACAAGATTTAGATCAACTTCAAGAATTAAATGCTAAAAGCTTTTACGGCGGTCGAGATGCAAGAGCAATGGCTTTTGAAGGTGCAGTAACAGATAGAAATAATTCTATAGCCGCTAATAGAACTTCTGATCCATCTTTAAAAACTTCTGGCACTCCTAAACCAAACTCAGATGGTTTTTTGATTCAGCCTTATGCAGATTCCTCATCAAAAGTTATCACAGATACAAATGGTGAGCCTGTCAAAATGTTAGATAAATCGGCAATTTCATATATCGCGGGTGTTCCCTATCGGTACGACCCCGTAACTCAAAATATGGAGCCAGCAGTAGATGTTGTTGAAGCGCAAAAGCTTTCGGAAGAAAAAGTTTTTAATGAGTCTTATGGAAAAGGCCAAGAAGTTTATTACGCCGATAGGCCAATGGCAGTAAATGTCATAGAGGCTGAAAAACAAAGATTTGATACTGTGTCGCGTGTTATCGAGAACGCAAGAACATTACTGCAAGACGCAACAAATGCTGGGTGGGGTGGGTTATTAAAAGATTTACCAGACAGCAGTCAAAAAGCTTTAGCTGAATATCTACAAACACTTAAAGGTAATGTTGGCTTTGCAAAACTGCAAGAGATGAGAAACAACAGTCCAACCGGTGGTGCTTTAGGTAATGTCTCTGATACTGAAATTGGATTACTTCAGTCTGTTCTAGGGTCGCTTGACCAGAAAAACAGCGCAGCAATGCTTTTAGAAACTTTTGACACGATTATAAGAACCTCTGAACGGGGTCTTGGCAACATGGACAGGATGATGGCTGATCGAGATAAATATTATGAGTATGAAGGTCAATCAACTGCTTCTCCAATCGCTCAACCTCCAACCATCGGTAGTCCTGAGTTTCAGCAATTACCTGAACTTGATGATGAGACCAGAAAAATACTGGACGAACTAGGGATGGATCCAGAATGACAGAAGATGAGTATCGCAGAAAAGCAAAGATACTAGCTAATGCTAAACAATACGGTGCTTTAAAAAAACTAGCCGGTGTTTATAAGCAAAGCCAGCCCGTTGATTATCAAGCTATGGAGTCTGTCAGGAACTTTTTGCCGTCTCTTGGAGGCGCAGTATCTGACATAGGTTCTGCGGTAATGAACCCTATAGACACTGGTAAAGCTGTGCTTAATTTAGGTAACAGTGCGCTCAGTAACGCAGGGCAGATGATGCAGGACGCATTACCTGAGTCTGTTGTTTCAAACATGAACCGTTTAGAGAACACACTAACGGGGCGTGATCTACCAACAGAGAACGCAAAAGATACCCAGCGTCCAAACCAAGAAGCCGGTGAGGCTTTTGCGGGTATGTTGGATGACAGATACGGCTCTATGGACGCTTTAAAAACAACTGCGATGGAAGACCCAGCCGGACTATTATTAGATTTAAGCTCAATACTAACCGGCGGTGGTGGAGCGGCTGCTAAAGTTGGCGGTAAGGTCGGAGCTATGGGCCAGAAAGTCGCTGACGTTGGCCGTTTTATTGACCCCATTACTGGCGCAGTAAAAGCTCCGGTTGCGGCTATTGAAAAATTAACGGGCAAACCTATTTCTACCTATCTTTATGAAAGTGCTATGAAGCCAAGCACAACACTTACACCAGACGCTAGAAAAAATCTTTTAGAAACAGCAATGGATTTAAACGCAAGACCAAATGTTAAAAGTGTTGAGAAATTAAAAAGACAGCAGCAAGGTGTTTTTGATGAAATATCGGAGATAGAAAACAGCGCTGGTGCAAAAGCATTTGGCGATTTTGTGCCTAATTCTGAGCTGTTCACGGGCATCCCTGAAGTCGCGGCAAAGTACGCTCCACCCTCAACAACAGCTAGAGCTGACTTAAAGTCCATAGCTAAAGTAATGCAAGATCAATTAGATTCTATTGAAGCAATGGGCATTCCCGGAAGCCAGTTATCTATTGACGATCTGACAAAAATAAAAAGAAATATCTATGAGAAAGTTAAATTTGACGAGGGACAGCTTGCGGGTCGAATGGATAGGCCAACAGAGAGAACGTACAAAGCGATAGCGCGTGCTGCTAAAGAACAGCTAGAGATTTATATTCCTGAAGTCAAAGAGCTAAATAAACTCTATGGAGATATTGCTCAAGTGCAGAAAAAACTGCAAATACCAGCGTCAAATCGCATTGGTAACAGGGATTTAATAGGGATCGGTGCTCCTATAAAAGCAGGAGCGGGTGCCGCTATGAGTGGCAGTGCTGGAACTGCCGCTGGAGTTTTAGCTGGCCTTATAGACACGCCTAGTATTAAAGCTTCTTTAGGTATAAATGCAAAAAGAGCTGGGAAGGTTGTTAGAGACCCGGCAACTAGCAACATTTTAAGAGGCGCATCGCTTGCTGGGAGATATCAGGGAGCGTTGACTGATGAAGAAGAGCGTCGGCGAGAAAGAGAATTAAAAGAAGCACAACGAAAGGATCGACCGTAATGGGAATGTTAAATTATTTTAATGAGATGGCAGAGCGTATGCGGTCAGAGCAGACTGCGGTAGATGCTCGCATGGACGGGTATGATCAAAAATATGGGACTAACGCGCTGGGCTTTATCCAAAATCAGTTTCAACAGCCGCAAAACGCAGACTTTATAGACTCATCAAACCTTATGGCGCAAACCAACTCAGCCGCTGGTGTCGCCAATCCAGCAGCTTACATGCTTCAAAGTTCAGCGCAGCCACTGCCATCAATGCCTTCTCTCGCGATGTATGACCCAAGAAGCAACAACATGGTGGGTGCGTTAGAAGAAGAAGAGCTTACTGACAATGAGAAGTTAAAGCGTGCTGGCTTAAAACCGTTTCCTGAAATAGAGATGCTTCAATAGTGGGCATACTCAGTCAAGTAGCTAAACGAATCAAAGCCTACCACGGCTCTCCAAACCTTAACTCGCAGATGGCGGGGCGTCATCCGGGTGATAGCGCAGACCTAAGTGCTTTACAGTTAGCCCCTGCTATGGCTAAAGGGTTAATTAATGACGTTTCTCGTTATGGTACGCAAGCGGTAACAGGTCAAGTGTCGGATAAAGAGCTGTTACCCCAGCAGCCTTTAACAGGTCAGGCAAAGACAATTGCGGATGCGGTTGGCTCTGGTATGGGCGCAGCGTTAAATTATCAAGTGCCGTCATTAATGCGTGGCCCTCGATCTGTCATGGACGATATAGGTGTGGTGGCTGATGGCTACCGTAAGGTAAAGCCAAGTCTTGTTAATGCATTTGGTGAGTCCAACGTGAACCGAGGAGAGGGCGCTGGGCTGTTAGGTTCGATGTTCATCCCTGCAAAAATTCCAAAGGCACAATCTGGTGGGTTGTTTAGTCAGGCTTCAATTGCCTCTGATAACTTGCAAAGAAAGATAGGTAACGCTGATGGGTTTTTTAATGACTTAACCGGCAAGGGACAAGTTAAGCCTGATGAGCTTAATGCAATGGGTTTTAAAGAGAATTTTGCTGGTCGTAATGATGTGTCGCGCCAAGAAGTACAGCAGTTTGTAAATGACAATCAAGTGCAGATTAAAGAGACATTGCTAAGCAACGCGGAAGGCTACCGGCGCGGCACCAAGTTCGGAGACTACACCCTAGAAGGTGGTGACAACTACCGTGAGTTACTGTTGCAAGATAACAGTTCCGCAGGATTGCTTGATGAGCTTAATTTATTAAACAAGCAAATTGGAGATGCAAAGGTAGCATTACGAAACGATACTCCTGCATTGTTAAATGTAGCAGAAGATATGCAAAGAGAATCTGATAAGTTTATTGGTGGTGACAACACCAAAGAAAACTATGACAACTATCAGAGAGTAAACAGAGAACTAAGCGATTTCCAAGACGGAAAGCTGCTAAGTGATGAAGCGGCTGGCAAATATATAAACGGGGCTAGAGAGCTTATAGAAAGGCGAGATGAGCTTGTAAAGCAGAAAGACAACCTTCCAGAACCATTTATCAATAGTAGTCACTTTGATGAGCCTAACATCCTTGCACACCTACGCATGAAAGACCGTGTTGACACTGATGGTAACAAGACCCTTTTGCTTGAAGAAGTGCAGTCTGATTTGCATCAGCAAGGCGCTGAGTCTGGTTATAAAAATGCAACACCGCCGCCAGAATTGGCTTTAATTAGTGCAAAGGCCGCCCAAGCACAGAATGATTTTCATAGTTTTCTTGAAAAGAATATGGATTGGCAAGCTGCCGAAAAAGATTGGGATAAATACGAACAGCTTATATCTTCGGGGGAAGGTTTGCGACTCAAGGAAATACAAACGGAGGCCGTTGATGAACTAATGAATGGTGACGTTTCGACTGAATACAACCGCCAGTTAATTAACGGTGTACCAGACGCACCGTTTAAAACTGATGACAAATCAAGCTGGTACAACCTAGCTCTGAAACGTGGACTACTTGAAGCGGTAGAGGGCGGCTATGATAAGTTGGCATTGACTACTGGTCGGCAACAAGCAGATCGCTATGATCTTAGTAAGCAGATCAATGAAGTACGTTTAGACGGTGATGAGGTAATTGGATTTACGGTATCGGCATTTGATAAGAATGATAATCCCGTAATTATGGAATCAATAGACTCGCTTGATAAACTTCCTAACTTGATTGGTAAAGATGCTGCGAAGTCCTTAGTAGACCAACCGCTAACAGATACGTCTTTTGGTTCT